GAAGTATCTGGTAGGTCTTGCCCTCGGCGGTCAGTCGGCAGTCTTTGTCGAGGTTGCGGGAGCGGCTGTCGCTCCACCTCATGCGAATCATCACCACGTCGTAGCTTTCCAGTGCGCCCTCCATCATGGCTCGCTGCCCCTTGTTCCACTTCACGCTGCCCCACACACATCCGTTGCACACGTACTTCACGCCGCCCGTGCCTCTCACGCCCGTCTGGCCGTCGGCCTGGCGGTCAACCGACCAGATGCCGACCTTCTTATCCAACATTCCGCTGCTGTAACCCATTATGCGCCCTCCTCTCCGTTGGCCGCTGTGCCCTGCGGTTTTTCCGCAGGGTCGCTCACGGTGTAGTTACCCGGCTTCAGCTCCGTTGCGCCCTCGCTCTTGGCGATGAGAGCCTTCAGCGTCATCAGGTTTGCACTGGCCAGCGGCTCGTCGCCGTTTTCGACGGCGGGCTGGTCGTACTGCTGGCGAATTTCGTTGGGGGTCATAGCCCCTGTCTCCATCCGGGCCTTGTCGAGGTTGGCCTGCTGCATCGGGTCAAGCCGGCGCAGGGCTTTCTCGCAGATGTGGATTCGACGCTTGCCGAAGTCTCCCACGCTGAGCAGCTTACTGTTCATCTCGTCTTCATGCTCACGGATGCGGGGCTGGATGGTGCGCAACATAAATTCCTGTGTGGCCAGTTCCGGCATCTTGTAGGAGCCGCCGTCGCCCTCCATCATCATAGCCAGGGGAATGCCTAACAGACGCGCCAGGCTCTTCACCTCGAAGCCACGGCTCTCCAAGAGCTGCAACTGTTGCGAGGTCTGACTGAGCATCTGAGCACCCGCCACGTTGTCGAGCAGCAGAACGTCGTTGCTGGCCCAGTCCTCACGGAACCGCCGCGTGATTTCCTTCAGCTGGTTCGCGTTGGCACGGCCACGGGTGCCGACGGGTGCCGCCTCCTTCTCCTGGAGCAGCACCTTGTAACGGCCTCCCTTGGCCATGTCCTGAAGGGTCTGCTCGTCGCCCGTGGCTGAAATCTGGAGCGACCGCATGGCGAACTGAAGCGTCGGGATGCCGTAGAGCAGGTCGGGCGTCAGGAAGGTGTTGCGGAAGTGCAGCACGTCCTCCATCGGCACCGTCTTGACCACAGGCACACCCGGCTTGGGCGTGTATTGAATGGTGTAGGTGTCTGTCCCCGTGTTGATGACTCCTGCCTGACAGAGCCACAGAGCACGGGGCCACTCTCCGGGAATGTCGCGCTCCAGATAGACGTAGGCGTTACCGAAGTAGATTTTGCGAAACTCTATCTGTTCCTGCAACTGCGAGGCCGACATGTAGGGGTTTGGCCGCACCTGAAGCAGGTAGTTCAGCTTGCCGTTATCGCCGTAAAGGCTCTCCACGAAGTTGCCGCCCTCCATGTCCTTGCGCTGGTACTCCACTTCCATCTGCCCCATCGTCTGCATGATAAGGCTCACGCCACGGTGCCAAGCGGGCACCATGAGCGACGACATGCCGTGCGGACTCACCACGTTGGCCGCCCAGTTGCCGCCCTTCGGTTGCTGCTGGTTCTCCGGCGCGGCAGGGTCGGTGGTGGTGATGGTGCCCGGCGTACCGTTGGCACTCGCCACTTCGCGCTTGCGAAAAAAATTGAAATTACTTCCGAACAATTCCATAGTTCTTTCCTTTTCTTGTTGCCTGTTTTTGTGTTTTGGGTTTACTCACGTCAGCGGACCGCTGCCGAGGAATGTGGCCACGGCCTGGGCGAGGTTGCCGATGGTGCCCGTCACCTTCCAACCGGTGATGAGGGCCGTGCCGCTCACGGTGTCATTGCCAACGCCGCAGTTGATGGTGACGGTCTGCCCCACCATGTCCACGTTGCTCTTGATGGAAGTGACAAGTGTGTTGCACGTCATCGACCATGACTTCCGTCCGGCTATATTGTTCTCCCACTGTCCCTGCGTCGGCGAACTGACGGGAATGGACGCAGAGCGCACGTCGATGTCGCACGACTTCTGTACGGCTATTGGTGTGCCGTTCTGCTTTACGATGAGTTGTCTGCCATGTATGATTGCCATATCTTTTCCGTTTTTATGTTAGATTAAGCCGAGCCGCCGAAGCGTTCCGGTGGTCACAATCTCACCGCGCCCCATGCGCTTCGATGTATTGTTCATGCCGAGGAAAATCTTTTCTCCATCAACGTAGGGCTGCATCGTGCCGCTGCCGCCGCCGAACTCGCGGTCTTGCAAGGCGTTGGCAATCACGCCCGCCTGTGCCTGGTTGAGCACTGTCTCGCCAGCATTCAGCCGTGCGGGGATCATGTCACCGCTGAACGTGCGCCCGGGCACGCGGTAGCCGCCAGCGGCCTTGATCACGCCGCCATTGGCACCTACAAATGGAAGCAATTTTGCTGTACTGATGACTTCTATTGCTGCCACAATGGTAGCAATTCCACTTAGTATGGTCGTTACAGTCTGGATGCCTCCAAGTACGTCTTTCATTCCCTGTGGAATTTCTATGCCAAGGGCCTCTATGCCGCTTACTATGCTGCTGATACCGCTGCCCATCTGGCCCATGACGTCGGTTAGTTTCACCTCTTTGGGACTTTCTTGCTGTTTTTTCAGTTGTTTATCAATCTGCTTGGTGACGGTTGACATTGCCTTATCGTCAAGCTGCAACTTCAGCGACGAAGCCTTGTCGTCCGACGCAAACGGATTGCTCAGCTGAAGCCCGTCTTTTGCCAACCCTGTTGTCTGATTGGTGTCTAACGGCAGCGACCATCGCCCATGTGCCTGTTCGGCACGCAGGCCTAACAGTCCGTTTCGCTTTTCGAGCAGCTGAATCTCCTTCTGTATCTCCTCTTGCCGCTTGCGTGCCGCCTCTGTACTCTCGTCGCCAAGCCGTACATACTCTTGCGTAAGTGTGTTGATAGTCTGTTGGTTCTTCTGCAGCTCAGTGAGATCCTGCTTCTTGCCGCCTGTTGTGGTGCCTCTGCCGCCAGAACCGCCGGATTCTCCAGGCTGTCGGCCATTGAGCACACGGGTCAACTGCTTGTCAACCTGTGCTATCTCGTTGCCCGTGCGCTGTGCTTGCGCTCCGAGAGCCTGCAGACTTTGCAGTTCGGTGTCGTTCAGGTGGCGCAGGGCTTCTCCGAGTTTTTCCTGTCTGGTCTGAGCGAATGTTTCCGTACCTACACGGGCGAACATACCGGCACCTACGACGGTCTGACGGACTCCTGTCGGCTGCACATTCTTCAGGTCTTGGTAGTGTCCATATGTGCCACTGAGCGCGTCGGTCAGGTCTTTTGCACTGACACCGCGCTCTGCCGCCATTCGTTTTACGGCTGCAAGGTAGGCTTCGTTCTCCAGACGCTTGCGGTCTTGAAGTTCTTTTTTGTATGCCTCGCCTGCTGCCCTCACGCTGTCTTTCGAGCCTTTGCCGCCTCGGAAGTCGGCTATGCTCTCCGTCATGTTTGTGCGGGTGCGCTCTACGTTTATCTGGTTGAAGGCATTGTAAGTGCCAAGTTCGTCGAGTGCATCGTAAGCGTCACGGGCTGCTTGCACTATCTGGCTGATATTGTTCAGATAACCGCTGATGTCGCCAGTATTCAACGCATTGAGGAAACCACTATATAAACTGTGTGATGACTCAACAATACGCCCCCATTCGTCAAGCTGTTCTTCGTTGTTAAAGAAAGCATCCTTGGCTACGTTTAGCGCACCTTCTGCCGCCTGAAGTCCTATGTTGAACAGTTTGACGGCGTCAATGTTCACAGTAAACTTTTCCTTCAGCATCTCCATGATGCTGCTGGTGCCTTTGCCCGCCTCGCCATTGCTTTGCAGTGACAGGGTGGCAGAGTCGAGCTGTGTCTTAGCCGCTTGCGCACGTTGCTTCAGCGTTTCGAGGCCGGCAGCGAGAGCCTTGCCGCCTTCATCGGCTTTCTCCACCTCGTTCAGCTGATCATATATCACCTTCAGTTCTTTGTAGGTGCTGGATAGTTCACGCACCTGTCCGCTGGCCGAACGGCTCTTGGTTTCCATCTCGCCCAGGGCCTTGATGTAGTCCAGTTCTGCCTTCTCCAGTCCCGTCAGTTCGCCGCCACCCTTATGAGCTACGTCCGCCATGTGGCGGATGCCCTCGGCGGCTTTCTTCAGTTTGGCGTCGTACTCTGAAGATTCGACTTTTAATCTAAGTATATTATCTGCCATTTAGATACAATAACGCCCGATTAGTGGGCAGTCACTAATCGGGCGTTATGTTGTTGTGGGTTTACTTATCATCTGGTTGAGTTTTTATGTTTCTCCCCGTGCGATGGCTGCTGCCTCGATTTCTATCATTTCGGATATTCTCTGCATAGCCATTGATAATGCTCTTTCTGCTGCTGGCATAAACCAGTTACGGGCAGCTATCGAACCTCGGTTTCCAGTGCGGGATGTGTCGCCTCGATGTATGCGATAGACAAGGTTCTCGTAACGTGTGCGGTTGGCCTTGACAGTGTTGCGGAAGCCGATGGCGCGGGTCTTGGTTCCCTTGTTCAGTATATTGAGAATCCATCCTCTGTCAAGGGGTGAGCCGCTGTTTATCTGCTCCGTTCTTTCACTTCTTGGTCGTCGGTTGCCGCCACGTTGTCCTGGGATAAGTTTGCGCGGTGGCATGTAACCGCTGCCGCCTCCATGATCTGACTTGGATTTCCTGATGTTGATTTGTCCACCCAGTATTTTGTCGTAAACGGAGTTGCGGATGGCACGTAGCGACTGACGGGGGTCTCCATTCGCAAAGGTTGCAGAATTTATCATCTCCTTACGGGCTTCCCATATTGCCTCACGGATATGCTGCTGTATCGCCTTCCGCATCTTCGGATCGGTTGTCATAGCGGCTTGAAGGTTGTCCGCCACGTTGCTGATGAGTGTGTCGTTGATTACTAATGCCATAGTTGCAAAGAAAAGCCCGATTAGTGGGCATTCTCACTAATCGGGCTTAATGGGTTCATGGGTTTACCGCAAAGGCAAAAAAAAGGAGCCACCGCTGTGGCTCCGCTACTAATCACTAATCCTAACCTACTAAAACAAATAATACTATCAAACTTTCAATAACTAATCATTACTTACGAGTGTTTTTCTACGGGACGTGTGCGTAACGTGCTGTCACAGCGAGATACGCATGCAGATTAGTGAAGACTTGTTGTTTCTTCAGCAGGTTGCCGATGACTTGCTGGCGGTTCTGCCCGTCGGCACAGTAGCTGACGTGCACCCAATACGAACCCTTGTCGTTGTGCTCCCAGATGAGCTGGTCGAACTTGCAGTGCTGCTTGATCCACTCGAACCACCGCATGCCCTTCTTCAGGTCGCCGTCGATGCAGAGGTCTGCGGCCTGGCCCTTGATGTGCTGCGAGTTGGCGACGCCGCCCACGGCACGGTTCAGTGCCGGCGAACGGTAGCCGGAGCCTATCTTGATGGGTTCGCCCATCGCGTCGCGAAGAGGTTGGAGCACGTAGGCCGCGAGATACACCAGATTGACAATCTCCGCCGTACAGGGCTGGTTGTTGATGCCGCGGGCCTTGGCCGTCTGGCTGGCCGTCAGCTCTTCGAGTGTGAAGTTCTTGCTGATGTGTGTCATAGTGCCTCCTGCTCTACGGGTTCAATGTCCGACGCCTGCCGTGCGGCAGCGTCTTTCTCAGCACTTCCTTCCTGCGGTATGGTCACGGGGACGCGGATGGCGCAACCCTCGCGGCCACATAGGAAAGGGCGCATGAAGGCTACCAGCCGTGAGTTGCGGGCCACCTCGAACTGGAGGTCACGCACGGTGTTTTCAAGCCTGTCCTGACGTGACCGCAGCTCGTTGCGCTCCTGGCGCAGGTGCTGGCGGTCCTCCTTCAGTTCGGCTATGTACTGCTTCTGCTCCTCGTTGTACTCCTGCTGGGTGTCGAGGTTGGCCTTCAGGTCGTTGGCCAGCTGCTGGTAGCTCGACTGGATGTCCTTTATGAGCTGGGCGTTGGCCTGCATGGCCTCGTACTTCGTCTTCTCGGCTTCTGCCTCGGCCTGCTTGGCTTCGGCCTTGGCCTTCTTCTGCTGGTACTTCCATGTGAAGAAAGCACCGCCCCCGCCGCCGATGAGCAGCGAGAGGATGCTGATGATGGTGTCTATTGATACGTCTTGCATGTTGCTTTGTATGTTATCTTTCTACTTATCGGTTGACTACGCGACGCAGGTTTACTCGTAGACGCAAGTGATGTCCTTGTTCTTGTCCATGTCAATCGAGAGTGCCTGCGATGTTTCGTGGACAGCAGGCGAGTCGGCGTCTACCCACCATTTAAACGTGACGGCTTCGAATCCGTTGTAACTTGCCGTAAGCTGAACCTGCGCACCTGCAGGCACTTGGATTGTGAACACGTCGGAGACGTTGCTGAACTCGAACGTCTGGGGCGTATAGTCGTCGACGCGTACCGTTATGCGGGTGTAGCGCAGCACGGCGCGCAGCGTCAGCGTCCAATCGGTGACCACTATCTTCTTTCTGAAGACAGCCGTCAGCGTCTGGTCGGCCAGCAGCTCTTCTCCAGTTACGATGATGGGGTTCTTGGTTGCGTAGACTTCACCGTCCAGCTTCCATTTGTCAAATTCATAGCCGATGCTGGGTACCGCAGTAAAATTGCGAACTTCCGTGTCCAGCATCTCGTATTCGTCGCCGTTATGATACACAATGTCGTTGTCGTCGTCGCGGATGTAGCCAAAGTCTGGCTGCTCCACGCCAAAGAATATGCGGAACACAGCATCAGTGCCGGCGTAGGCCGTCATGGGGTAGAGCGTGATGTCCTGACGGACGCGCAGCTGGAACGTCTGCTGCATGCTGACCAGCTCGCCGTATGGGCCGTCCTGCTGCCATCCAGTGAAGGTGTAGTCACTGCCCAGAACACAGCCGATGGTAACGAGCGTGCCGATGCGGTATTCGCCGCCGCCGCTGACTGACTGCACACCTGTAGCCGTGAGCACTCGCACGGCAAACGTGCGCGTGTCTTCCACGCCGACAGCCGTCAGCGTCATGTTGCCCGTCACCTGGGGTATTCTGTACGTCTGGTTGTACGACAGCACGTTGCCCTGAGCGTCCTGCCAATACCGGAAGGCATACCCCTCCGACGGATAGCAGCTGACTTGTGCGGGGTCGCCCTCGTAGACGGTACCGCCACCACTGACCGACGCAATGCCTGTACCGGCCAGCGGCGTCACGCTGTAGGTGCGGTAGCCTTCGGTGTTGACCTGCATGCCGATGATTCGCACGGTGCTGTCGTTCCACTGACGGCTGATGCTGACGGGGTGAAACAGCATGCCCTTGAACGTAAAGCGGCTCGCAGGGCTGATGCGTACAACGTGGTTGATGTCGTCGCGCAGGTCAAGGTCGATGACCATGCGCTTCTTCGTGTAGTAGGTGTAGGCCAGTTCAGACACCCACTCCTCAGGACGGTACTCCTTGTTATGGATGGTCAGCGTCGTCAGCGGACTGCCGTTGCCGTCGAGCACGGTGCCCAGTCCGAACTGATTCAGGTTGTCGGAAGCGAAGATGGTGTCAACGCTCCATATCGACGCAACGTCCCTGTCAGCCTTGCCACGTGTGCCATTGTAGTACTCGTTTCTGTCCGCAGCGTCCAACTGGTCGCGCACGATGCGGTCAACCTTGGCCGTGAAGTTGCCGATGCCTAACGACATCGGACGTACATCATTAGGAGATAAAGGTGCGCTGACATCGCTGTAGGCTCCGTATATCTTGATAACCAAACGCCCGGTACCGTCTGGCATGACGATATAGCGCGACGGCATCCTGTTGCGCAACATTGCAGGGTTGAGGTTCGGCAGCCGCGGGGAACCAGACAGCGGATAAATATAGTTATTGCTGCCACCAATACGGCAGTAGCAGCCATCATCGGTATCCTTCCATCTTGAACCGTTGAAGTACACGGTGCCGCTGCTGCTAACAAATGCTATCGACATGTGCAGCATCTTCGTGCCAACCGGCCCCCAGACGTCGGTGTTCTCCTCGGGAGCGTTGAGCAGACTCCCGTCAGTGTTGAAGAAAGTGGCCTCCATCGACATCTTGCAGCCGCTGTAGCAATACGGCCACAGCTGCTCCAGCTTGATGTAGTTCGTCAGCGAGGCAACGTAGTCGGCAGGAAGTCCGTCGCCGGCCATGTAGTCGTAGTGCATCTGCGTAGCGAAGTTGAACGGGTCATCTTCGTTCATCAGTCCGTAAAGATTGCCTTGCCATATCGAAAAGGTGGGACGGTTGAAGAGTACACCGTCAAACACGTAGCCGTCGGCCTGGGTACTGGCCACAATAAGGTTTGCACCCTTGCTCCCGAACGTGGCCGCAGGCAGACAGGTCTTCAGCATTTCGTCAAATATCGTGACGATGGCGGTGTGTTCGCCGATGTCAGCAGTCACCAGTGTCTCGTCGTACCGCTCGGCGGGAGCCAGATAGTTCTCGGTACTGCCCGTCTCGCTGCCGCCAATGCCCTCCGCGCTTGGAGCATAGTACCGGCTGCCTGCAGACGTCCCGCCGGCCATCGTCGACAGCTGGCTGTAGGTCAGCTTCAGGAAGTCGGAGTGACCGTTGCCGACAGCCGAGAAGTCCTGCGTGAAGTACATGGCATTGCCGTGGCTGCGGATGGTGAACCCCCAGAACTTGGCTATCTCCTCCAGCACCTCGCCGCACGTATAGTGACACGGAGTGTCGGCAAGGTTCTGTCGTGCCTCTACGTCGACGTCGTGAAACAGCTGGGGGTTGACCTGGCACAGCAGCCGCTGTGCAGCGTGGTCGTAGTCCTGGAAATAATAGTTGGCTGGGCGTACCTCGGCGGGCAGCAGGTCGACAAAACGCTTGATGAGGAACGCAAAGTTGACGTATGTCGACGTCGGCCCTGTGATGCCGGTGTTGAAGTCTATGTGATATGAAGCACCAAGGACGTCATACACGGCATAGTCGCGCTCAATCGGGTACTCAAACAGTGTGTTATCGGCCTGCTGCTGCTGTATGAACCCAGTCCACAGCACCTCCGAATTGCCCTCAGCGTTACGGAGCACTACAGGGCGCGACGTGACCGATTCGGGCAAAAGGTCCTGCCAGTCGAAAGGATCGTCGCCGTCGGGTATGTATCCGTCGTCGACGATACGCAGGTAGCCCGACTGGATGCGTACCTGTGTAAAAAAGTCCTTGCTGTCGTCCTCATCCGTGACGAACGGCTCGGCAGCACCCGTCAGCTGCACGGGGCTGCCCGCGTAGCTGTCGTCGTAGATGTTCACCGTGTAGAGCGTGTTCGCTCGCAGTGAACGGAATTTTACTTGCCAGTGTATTGCCATTTCTTGCTTTTTTCTATTCGCAAGAAACGTGGCATAGGGTTTACCGAAGATAGAAACAAGGCGAAGGGTCGGTAGCCCTTCGCCTTGTGATGTCATTCTTTGCTGTTAAGACATTTGTTATTAACTTTTCTTGATAAAGTCCACGCTCATGCCCATTGCTGCAGCTATCTGTGCCAGCGTGTCGAGACCTACGCTGTAGCGGCCCGTCTCGATGCGGGCGATGTGTGCCTGGGCCACGCCGCACCGCTCGGCCAACTGTGCCTGCGTCAAGTTCTGCTCCTTGCGAATCTCAGCTATGCGCCGGCCTATGCGCTTTCGCTCACCAACCTCGTCGAAGATGCGGTTGGCCACCAGGTTAATCCACTCTCCGTTGTCGCTCACAAGACAGTCAACAACGGTGTACTGCTTGCCGTCTACCTCCACTTCTGCATTGTCTACGTCGAAGTTAAAGCGAAGCAGCGGAAAGTCTTTCACGAAGGGTATAGTTATAATGGAATAACTCCCCTCATTCGTAATCTCTCTGTAGTTGTCAATAGAAATCATAACTGTTAAATATTTATAGGTTTCGCATTTTTTAGTCCAGATAATTATCCCACACAGCAGCAGACCAGCAGTCTTCTTCTTCATAATAAAAAGCCTGTTCATTTACCTCATATTGACCGTTATATTCTGCATCAAGATATTCCTGCATATCTATTTCCACCTCTGCATCACCGTTGTAAGGAGAACCTGTGCAGCCATAACCATAAGCATACACGCGCATTTTTTCTTCGTCAAATTCTATACGTTTCATATTCAAAATGTTTTTAGTTCTTGGCAATATCGCCAATTCCACACGGTACGATTATGTTCAAATACTATTCAACACCTAACTCTTTTTTTGCATCCTCAAACCAAGAGTCGTAATTCATACAGATGTTATTGTGTCCTTCTCCGTCCGAGGATGCTAATGCAACGACCTCACCGTTTTCTCTTACAATTTGGATGTTCCATTCATTTATAGTTTTTTTCTCAACCGTAAAATTGCCTTTTCTATATTCATCTAAAATTTTACTAAAAGGAACAATCATATACTTGCTTTTCTCAACTTTTTTTTCAATGCAATAAGCAAGAACTGTAGTTGTAAAATCGTCTATCACCAAGGCTTCTTTTTCTTCCTTGCTAATAAGCATTTTTTCGTTGTTCTCAAAAAATGCAATTTCTCCGTTTTTGTAAGTGTAGAACTTCATAATTCTTTTGCCGCTGTTACCCGTTGCCGCCGGTGTTCTAAATTGTTATTGTTTTGATTTCTGATGCAAAGGTAAGCATTTTATTTGAATATACCAAATATTTCATTAAGAAAATATATCAGATTTGTCATTTTTAACTTTTAGGCATAAAAAA